ACTCAAATTCAACTAACTGCTGGTGGTACACTTGCCCAGCAATTAGGTCTTCCTGCTTCTTCACTTGATCCTAATTTTGAATATGATCCATATTTAAATACTCAAGTTAAGAAAATTACTTCTGATAGAGTTGCTTCTAAAACTTCTTTCAGTATTCAATCTGCTAGACAAGTTGATTTAAGTGGTACTAATTATCTAGAACTAACCGTATTTGATCTTACTATTACGGATGATTCTGTAAGAAATGAGCAGTTTGTAACTGTACGAATTAATGCTCCTCAAGGTGGAAGTGGATCTTTCCGAATTAATACTTCGGTTTCTACTGAACTTAATAAAATTACTTGGAATGGATTCTCTTCGGGATTTGCTTTTGTTCAAGGTTACTTTAACCCAGATGGCACAGATGAGCATTATCTAGTTCTTAAGGGACTAGATGGCGATGTTGTCCGTTATGATAAAAATTCTGCTACTACCTTCTCTCAACCAGTCTTAGATGCCGACAACGATCCTGTATTGGATGCTAATGGCAATCAAGTTCTAATTTATGCTACTCTACAGGCAAAACCAAATAGTGTTGGTTCACCTAATGATTCACTAAGCAAGTCTGATAGAAAAGACTATCTTTACAGTGATAAGAACTCCAACGTTCTTACCATGACTCCTGGCGATGTTATTACTGATGATGATGGTAATGACTATGAAATTGCTGTTGTAGAAGATGCTGGTCAAATTGAAGATACCTTCTATATCTTTGATATCGAAGAGATCAAGCGTCGTATTCCTAATCAGCAAGAAGGTATTTACTACCTAACTTGTATTAAAGGTAATATTTCTCCGTTCCCAACAGGTCCTGGAGTTGGTACTAACTTCCGTGGATTTAAGTTCTCTCAACCTATCGGTCAACTATATCCATTGGATTACAAGAACGATCCCTTGTGGTTCCAAGTTCGTCCCGATAATACTAGAGATACAACAATTCTTGATACTGACCCAACGGTTTGTGCTGCTGATAACTTTGTTCATGGTCTCGTTACTACTAACGACTTCAAGAATAGTGAAACTAAAGAAGTTATTCTTGACTTCATCGAGAACCCTGCTTTAAGCAGATACGAGTACACTACTAATGCTATTGAAGCACAAAGTGGTAACGCTGCTTCAGGTTCTGAAGATCGTTTGATTCCTATCTCTGGTGATTCTGTATATCCGACAGAGAACAAACTATACGTCGAACTACGTCGTCCTTCGATTGCTAGATCTGGTAACCACACATTCGAGTATCTTGGATTTGGTCCTGGTAACTACTCAACTGGTTTCCCACTTCGTCAGGAAGTTGTTCTATCAGACATTCAAGACTTCTATGCTCAGGCAAAACGTGAAAATGGCGGTATCGTCTTCTACACGGGTCTAAACTCTAACGGTGACCTCTATATTGGTAATCGTAAGATTAACGCTATTACAGGCGAAGAGACGTTCCTTGAGAAAGCAGAACTACTATCATCTGATGATGATGGTGGAGATATCGGTGGTTTGGTCACAACATTTGAACTTCCTGTTGCTTTTGAGCAAGAAATTACCGTTGATGGTAATGCTTTATTCAACAATCCAGTAACAATTAATGTTGACGATGACGAACCAAATGCCTTCACTGTTATTGCTAATGTTGACTCTAATGCTGGAGGAGATTTAACTTTAGACTCTAGTGCTTTTAGTAGATCTACGATTGCTTCTGAAGGTAATGTAGTTATTCATCAGAATCAGATTTTCTCTGCTATTTACAGACTTAATCCACGTGGTAGCACTTTACTTTCTGGTCAAGATTACAGCATCAGAACTCATGTTGATCAGAGCAATGGTAATGTTCCCACTAATGCTACACCAAATCAAACCAATTCCGATTTAGGATTTGCCGTTCAATTTGGAACTGCTCAACCTATTTCTGGAGATATTTTACTTAAAGGCGAAGAAGTCGGTAGAACTGGATCATTGGGTTGGATTTATGCTAACTTCTACAATCCAGTAACTGTTGGCATTGCTTCTCATACTGCTATGGGAGGATCTTTAGTACAATTTAATACTGTAATTGGAACTGCTCCTGCTGATCTTGATATTGTTCTTGGATCTATCGTTAAGATTTCTGATCTAGATGGTAGATTTATTAACGTTAACGGTATTAGAACTGTTACGGCAGTAACTGGAACTTATTTCCAAGTACAAGCGCCAGTAATTATTGAGACTAGTTCTGTTGATGATCCTTCGACTTTAGCATCAGCAGCTGTAGTTTCTGTTTCCTTGAGTAAGTGGACTGAAACTGGTGTATTGGGTGCCGAAACTTTAAGAACTGACACTGACACTAATGGTGATTACAAACTAGGTATTAATACTCTTGCTAGATCTGCTCATTCTGATTATCAGAACGGATTTGTATCTATTGCTGTAGAACCAAGAGCAAACTTAGATGTTGTAGGTACGGCATTTATTAGTGGCAAAACACTTGCTTCTAATGGATACGATACTCAACCATTACTTGCTAATAGAACTTTCTTAGAAGAAAATAATGCTCTATTAGTTGGTGGAAATTCTGCCTTACCTAATGATACATCCACGTTTAGAGTTTCTACAACTAATGGTCTTCAGTCAAATGGTAATGCTAGAACTGTTCCTGGCGGTAGAGTTGGCATCAATGTTACTGAAGGCAACACAAATCATACGTTAACTGTTGTTGGTGATGCTAAAATTACTGAAAATGTTACTTTAGATGAAAACTTAGCAGTTAATGGTGGATCTCTATCTACCACATCAACATCGTTTAGTTTGCTTGATGGTGGTGCCACAACGGTATACTTTGCTTCTGAAGCAAAGAATTTGTTTATAGGTAACTCGGTCACTGGTAGTGATACCACTGAAGCTTCTCCTCAAGTTATTGCCGTTTCTCCTTCTGCTCAACATCAAGAAATTAACATTGGTACGTTTACTGATGACGGTATACTAAGAGTTCATAGTGGAGGTACATCATCTATTATTTCTCTTGGTACTTCTGACTTAACAAGCACAGATTCTGTTTCGGTTATCAAGATTGGTGGTGCTTATTCTAAGCAGTCCAACTCTTTAGTAAATGGTTCTGTTGTTAAATTACAAACCAGATTTACACAAGTTGATGGTGATTTAAGTATCGGAACAGCATTAGTTTCTGGCACGGGAATTGCTACATTAAGTTCACCTGCTCAGCAAGTTAATCTATTCACTGTTACAACTTCTAAGTTGTATATTGGTAGTGCTGCTTCCAGAACATTTATTGGTGCTCAAGGTGGATTTACTCAGATTAATAACAGTCTTGTTGTTAAATCTGCTTCTACACTTGAAGGTGATGTAACACTGTCTGGCGGTCTTAATTCTGGCGAATTTGAAGTACGTAGAGGTTCATTCTCTACTGATTCTCCTTCCCATGTTCAGGGTGGTGTTGATCTTCCTAATATTGACCTCTTTAGTAAGACAGAAATTTCTCAGTTTATTGACACTCAGTCTAGTTTTTATGGTGGATCATCTGATGCTGTAGGAGGAACGGCAGCAATTGATGAATACTATCTACCATTTGCTACTCCTAGTACCACGACAGTCTTCACTAATGGTGCTTTCCTTCTTATTGATCGTTCTATTCTAGCAATTTTTGATCCAACAGATTTTACTGCTAATGTAACTCCTAATAGTAACGTAATTACTAGTGCTAGTGACGTATCTAACTTCGATACAATTAATAGTTGGGTACGTATTGATCCTCTTTCTTCTGCTACTTTTGCTGATGGTACACAATATGCCCAGATTACTACTATTGCTGGTACAACTTTAACACTAAGTAAGAGTTTTGCTGGCGGTGTTGCTGCTGGTAGTGTTAAATTTAGTGGAGGTGATTCAACTCAAGGTGATTCTCCTGTTGGTGAACAGTACAGTGAACTTGTTGAAATTGTTGAACTTACAAACCTCAATAATGTTTCTGGCGATTCACTACGTGTGATGGTCAAAAGAGCGATGAACCAGCGTGACTCTGGCACTGGTGGAATGATTACTGGTACTCCAGCAAACTTACCATCTAGTGCTGAAGCTTCTTCTTATAAGTTCTTGAGAACAGATCACCCGGATAACGCTTTACTAATTAGATATGATCTAGCAAATGATGTTAGCTTCGTTGATGATGTTAATGGACTTCCTTCTGCTAGTGGAGGAACTCTAGCAGATGTCAATACTGGAGAATTCTCTGGTACAGTTGGAGCAGGAGATATCTTAAGATTCACTGATTCTGAATTAGCAATAATTACCGATATCAACACAACATCTCCCCAAAGACTTGTTGTTACTGATGGTTCTGATCAGGACCCTGTTGAACAGTTTAGTGTAGATTCTACAACTGGCGAGGTTAATGTTGCTGGTGATATGACAGTGAATGCTAATTTCACTCTCGTTGGATCCACAACTCCCAATTCCCAGGTATTGACTATTACTACTGGTGGTTCTTCGCCAGTAACTACATTTACAGTTGATTCTGCTACTGGAGATACTTGCCTTAAGGGAGACTTTGGTGCTAGTGGACCAAATTGTGATCTATTTACAGTTGATTCTGAAACTGGATTGACGACAGTAAGGAGTGGTGACTTCCTCGTTACTGGTGCTTCTACTAGTGATCAAAAACTTATCTTACAAAATAGTACAGGTAATTTGACGATTTCTGGTAATCTTACTGTTCAAGGTACTACTGAATCCAATATCGCTGGTCCTTTACAGATTGATGGTGGTAACTTACAACTTAATAAAATTGATCAATCTCCTGAATGGACAACAGGTGGCGCTATTGAAGATGGAGATACTATTTTCTATAGCGGCAACATTTACACGGTCGTTGGTAATGGTAATCTTGGTACGGTTCCTCCAACACACACCACAGGAACTATCACTAATGGTGGAGTGGATCTAACCTTCTTGAAATCAAAAGTTCCTGAAGAACTATTTGAAGTTGAAGTTGATGGTTCTATGAACTTCGCTGGACAGGAAGGATTCTTTACTCCAAATGGTGCTAGAAAGTGGGAATTTGTTGGTGCTGGTGAAGAAGTATTTGATATGGCAGTAAACGTTAACTACTTTATTGCTCCTTCTTCTGATATTACTCTTAAACTACCAGAGAATCCAATTACAGGAGACATGATTAGAATTGTTGATGTTGGTGGAAATCTAACTTACAACGTAACTTTAAGAGTACGAGCTAAGGATAATGTTGCTGTTCAGGGAGATAATACAAATGGTAATACTCCTGACCTAAGTAGTATTAATTATGATGGCGGTGAACTAGTTGTTCAAACTCCTCATGCTGCTCTCGGTTTAATTTACCTAGGTAGCACGAACTATGATAACACAACAACTGGAGCACCATCGACAGCACAAGGTTGGTGGTTAATGGAAATCTAATGGCAGGATATAACGTAATTAAAACCCAAAGAGCCCTCCCTATTGGTTCTTCACAACCATGGGGAGGAAACGTATCGGAAATTCCGAATGGATGGTTATTATGTAATGGTGCCGAGCTCGAAGCATCAGATTACCCACTATTAGCACGTATCTTACGAGATACCTATGGTGGAACAAATTTTACTGGAAATTTTCCGAATTATAGTGGTACTTTTAGGTTACCACAAACAAATAATAAATCACTAGCAGATATTTCTACTTCATATTTTGGTGTATATGATTCTACTACTGGAATAATTCCTTCTCCTCTCGACAATCCAGACGCTTTAAACGTTGTACAAGAATTTTTAGGAGATTCTGTACCTGGATTTGAACCGGGAGATTTAGGTCCTCCAAATGTTGTTAATGCTAAAACAGATTTAAACTTTACCTATACACCAGATCCAGCTGGTACGATTACCAGTATTGTTACTACTGGTACAGCTCCTACAGTTTTAACAGCACAAATTTATCAGAATGTTTCTGCTAATAATGGCACAAACGCCGATGATGGTTCTGCGGTAACTGGTAGTGGTGCTCTATTTACTGTAGTTATTAATACTAACAATACATATGATATTATTCCTAAGGTAAAAGGATCTGGATATGAAGTTGGGGACCAATTAACTGTTCCTGGATCTACTTTTTCTGCTGATGGAGGAAGTTCTACTGCCAATGATATATCAGTTACTGTTACTAAAGTTGGTAATTCTTATTTTGAGGGTGTAATTACAGGTCAATCTATTATCCCTGGATTCTCTATTAAAGAAGTTTTTGTTGTTCCTAGAAAATTGGGAAGAGAACATTTTCCACAACATTTTCACGAAGGTACATACAAAACTACTAATACTGGTGATGCTGGAGAAAACCCTGGTAGGGGTGCTTGTGTGTTTGCTACACCTCAAGTAAACTTTACTGAATTTTTTAATAGAGTGGATCCATGTCCATCTGGTTACGTTGCTCCTTTTGGACCATTTTGTCCATTACCAACCTCACTTGATTGTGCTGGAAGTTCGGATGTTGAGACTGGATTTTATATTGGTAATAGTCCGACAGATAACATTACATCTTTGAATAATTCTCCATTTCAGCAAGGTGTTGGTAGGTATGCTATTTCCTCAATTGCTGGTAGTTTGCCTGTGGTTGAACATATTCCTTTCAATACTACCGCTACTGGTCATGGTTTAGGTAAATCATGGTTCAATGGCAGCGGTGCGAATTATAATTTGAGAGATGCTTCCGGCGCTACTTCCGCTAGTGGTGATGCTAATATGTCTGCTTTAAAGCAGACTGGTAGATTTGCTCCTGGATATAGAATTCCTTTTTCTGATAGCACTCAAACAGTGAAGTCTCCTAATTTTGATCCAGGAAATGCTGGATCTGATAATCTAAGTGGACCCACTAAGACACTATTTAATCATGCTGGTATTTCTTTTACAAATGACGCTATAACTGGTGGTGGGGTACAGGATGTTATTGAATCTCATGATCATGATGGGACATTCAATGTTGTGTATGATGGTTCAAATATTAATGTTGTAGAACAGTTGAGTGTCTTAGCACAACCTAATGTAACGCCTAATTCTATTGCTGGTGCTTTACAAATTACTTTTACGACTAGAGTTGCTTCTGTTACTATTACCAATTTAATTAGAGCTTACTAAAATGCCAGTATATTACACTAACGAAAGAGCAAGATATGGTGGAGTAACAGGAACCATTTTGCCTTATCCAATTAAGTTGCCTGATGTTAATGTTCCTGATCAAGGAGATTGGGGAAATAAACTTCCTGCTGGATATTTGAGATGTGATGGTTCTATTAGATCTGCTGTTGAATTTCCAATTCTTGCTCAAGTGTTGGGAGTAGGTAATAATTCTAAATTTAAAAGAGCAGATCAAGAAGTAACTAATAATCAATTTGTATTACCTGATATTGGATCCAAATACATTCAAGGTGGTAATGCCTCGGGCGCTTATTTGAATGACAGAGTTATAAATGAAGACTCCACTAAACCTTATAGAGTTGGTTCTGAAGTTAATGTAGTATCTCTTATTGGAGATACTACAACACTTACATATTCGGGAGAATTTGAAGTTGTTTCTCCTGGAAACATAGAATTTATTGGAAATCCTTCTTTTGGAACAACGACAACAACAGGCAGAACTTTAAATGCTTTTTTATCAGAACAAAATTTCCAATCTCATGGTCATGATTCTGATGTTGGTGTTTTTAATTATCTAGGAAATTGGTCAGACTCTATTTTTGTTGGAGATACAACTGGATCTTCTCAAGGTGCTAATGATGGGCAAAATGAAGGATCTAACGAAGCAATTACTATTCAATCACCAACGGGATCAAGTGCTATTGTTTCTCATGCTCACCTTATTGACTTTCCATCTTCAACACAAGTTGCCGATAATAATGAGTTAAATTATACTTTTGTTAATACGAATATTGATGCTTTTGGTTTAGAGTCAACAGTAAATTTAACTACAAGTAATATTAAAAAACTTGATGAAGCTACACCTCCATATATTTTAGTAGAGTACATAATCAAGATCTGATATGGCTAGTAATACATGTAATCAATCTTCTAGTATCAGTGCTTCCTTTAGTGGTGGCGGAACATCAGCTAACCTTGTGGTTAGTGGTTCGGGAAATGCCAATATAACCCTAAGATTAGGGTGGAGAGATAACCCAGATGACTATGGTGATGCTATTGATACAATTAGTGTACTAGGACAAACGTGGAACTCTCCTGGTGAAGATGGATCTGTTACTAGGACTATTAACAACGTTACTTCCGG